CAGGCACTTTAGCTCCTGCCACCCCTGCCGTTCCCACAGCAGCAGTACCTCCAGCTCCCCCATCATTTTGAATAGTACCAGCTCCTGAGAGAGTTCCTTTAACGAAAATTCTAAAGTTATCAGTAGTCAAGACATCATTCACAACAAGATTATCGTAGTACATATCTCTGACGAGAGTAGTAGGAGCTGATATTGTTACATCACCATCAGATCCATCTCCAAAGAATTGAGTATCAAGATAATCTTCAGTTACAAATTTATTAGAGCCACTTGCAGATCCAAAGTCTCCCCCTGCAGCCAAAGCATCTTTTTCATCATCAGTAAGCTGATAAGGATCTCCAAAGAATAAAAGTTTATTATTAGCATCTCCAACTCCAACAACCAATTCATTTGTACCTGCAGAAGTTCCAATAACTCCTGCTGCATCTGTTCCATAATATAGTTGTCCTGCTGTATAAGAAATTGAGTTATCAAGCCCTGAAACAAGTACTCCTCCTGTGGTAGCTGATCCAGTAGCACCAGCTCCTTTAGAAATTCCACGCTTCATATTAGCCCAATCTGTTTTTGTAGTAGTATCTATTAAATACCACTTACCATCTGATTCTTTTAAATATAAAAGTAAACCTGCACCAGAGATTGTTTCTCCAGCATCACCTCTAACTATCTGTGTTTCATAATATACTGATCCACCAGTAACTACACTTTCAACCCAAGCTTTAGTAACAAGCTCATTTGCATCAGTAGGAGTTCTTGATCCATCTAATACTATTGGAGTTGTGTTTAGTAATTCTGCATCACCAGAAAGAATGCGTGCAAGTTGTGCAAGCACTACAAAATTAGTTAGTTTGATTGATGATCCTTTTCTATGAGCCTGCCTTTGAGAATCAGCAGAGCTATCTATTGTTGTTGCATCTAAAGGTGAAACATCTCTATGAGTAAAGGTAAGGGTAGATCCTAACAAATTTCCTATAATATATTCTCTTTTAGAATTACTTTCTTGCTCTAATACAAAACCATAAACTCCTGATGGGAGATTTCCTGCTGGAGTAGAAATAGAATCAAGCACCATTATTGTACTGGTGTTATCTATTGCATCCACTAGGGTTGTTTCAAAATGTGCGATTGTTTTTACTACTTGCATAATATTGTTTTTATTTATTTACAAAAGTAGCTCCATCTTTCGCCCCAAAACACTAAACTTATTATAGCACTATCTATACTTTTGTGGAAGTTTTGCTGTGTACAACATTATATCCACATCATGAATCATTTGTAGGCTAACATATCCTAAGTTTTGAGGAGTAATACGCCAAACTCTTTTTCTGAATTTTGGAGTATTTACTTTAAATTCTCTGAAGTAAGGATAGGCGACTATGCTTCCTTGACCTCCTAATAATACTGATCCAATCTTATCTGATCCTATGAGATGAGGTGATCCCCCATCAACATAGCTACCATCTCCAGAGATAATACCTACATCTTCAAAGTCTCCATTATCATAGGAAACTGATACAATATAGCTTTGATCTACTGCAATAAATCCTCCAAAGCGTACTTTCCTCTGTCTTTTAAGCTGTTCTGTACCATATTCTTCATCATTTCCTATCCAATAAGCTGTAATTTCATGTCCATCATCATCAGATCCTGAGAGTACTTGATACACATTATCAGATAATGAATCTCCTAAGTATAAGAATCCTGCATCTTTAGAGAAACTATCTGCATGATATGCCAACACATCTACTGAGTTCAACTTTAGATTGACTAGGAATAAGCGATCATTAGGTGAAGTACTTAAAGTCTTACCTGTGAAAATAACATAGTCTCCAAAGGTGTCCATAACACATTCATCAAAAGTATAAGAGGAATAATCAAACTGAGGTGTAAGATTTCTAGTATTAAAATTATCTCCAAGAGGATTCCTCTCTAAGATATGTACTTCAGGGCTTTCTGGATTGAAAGTATTTAAAAATACAATACCTGATGAAGTAGGAGTAGAAGCACCTGCAGAAGGAATACCAACCCCAGATCTAAATACTCTATTATTTCCAGTAGTATCACTATCATCAAGTGTAAGTTTATAAATTCTAAACTTCTTAAAACTAAAGTGAGAGCTTTCTAAAGCATGTACTTGCTGAATTGCATCACCTCCTTCATCTTGCCTAAGCACATCACCTTCTCCTGCTACCCTAGTAGCTGAATATGTAAAATCTGTAACCCCTCCATCATTTGAATCTTCCCATTGATAAGTAACAACTCCTGCACCAGTATCATCAGTAGTATATTCTCCAGTAGCATAATTGATTGTACCAGTTCCTCCTGCATCTCCAGTTAATCCTCCTGAAAGATCATCAGTAAATACTTGACCTGAAGTTGTAACTGTAATTACTACTGCAAAACAAGTTCTTGTAGATCCTCCAGCCTTAAAAGCTAAAGTTCCAGAAGATACATCAGCTAAAACTTCTGCTGCCTCTGTAGTGTAATTAGCTTCATCAATAAAAGAAAGATATAAACCTGTAGTATCTTTTTCTCTATTCCAAAGGTAGTGCCTACCAGCATCAAATAAAGCATTTCCTTTAAAGTTTTTAGTATCACTATACATATCTACAGCACTTGCAGGGCTGGAAACTGGAATCTTCCATATACCATCTCTGCTCCAGAAAAATACAAAGTTACCAGCAAGCCCTACTACATCTGTGAAAGTTCCAGTATTTACAGAAGTCAATCCTGTAATTGAATCTTTCCAAGTAAGATCTGATGTATCATAATATTGTACTGTTGTAGCTGTTTGTTTGAAAGCTACTGCTGTACCTGCTGCAGTGTAAGCAAAATGAAGTGCAGGCACTGAGCCTCCACCTGTTATTAAATTTCCCAATCTTGTTTTTCCTTTTACTAATTCTACGCCTTTAAAAGTTGTAACAAACCCTAAAGAATCTTGAGCAGCCTCTCTTGGAATAACCTCAAGATTTGGAGCATTGTAGATTCCCTTATTAAAGCTTTTGTTTACAAGTTCTCTCATAATATTTTAAGCGTAATCAACTGATGATTCTTTTAATTGATTATCATCATATTCCATATCCTCCATCATCTCATCTACAGTATTTTGGTATTGCCCTTCTTTAGTTCTACCAATTTCTGTTTGATCAATAGAGTAATGTTCTACTGCCATCATATAAGCAATAATTGAATGATGATCTGTATTTATAAATTCTGGATCAGTAGTAACTGATAAATCTGTAGTAGTTTTAAAATAATCATAAGTGATAGCTTTTCCATCTAAGGAATCTGGAGTAACAATATGTCCATTAGTTCCAAGTGATGGATCATAATAAGAAAGGCTACTAAACTTTCTTCTCTCAGCTATTCTTACAATTGGATGAGGATTATTTCCTTCATAAAAAACATTTTTATATGGAGCAGCTATTCCTTCCTCTGCAGGTACAAACTTTTTAAAATCAGTGGCAAGTACTATAGCATTTGATGCAATAGTATAAGATGCAGTAGTTCTAAAATCTTCCCAATCCCTTTCAGAAGTGAGTTTTTTATATTTGCGATTTGCTAAAGCAAGTTTATTTGTAGATGATAGCTCTGAAAGCCCATCTGTAAGCACATCAAATAAATTTATTATTTCTTGTCCATTCATAATTTTTATATATATTATACCTACTAATTTATTGTCTAGCTCATCTCAGATCCCCATAAAGAGGAGCTGAGTGAGCCAAACAACTTACTAAGCTGCAGCCTCTACTTTACTTTCATCACCATCTGCATCAAATTGAGTACATACCCAGTTTGTAGCTGAGACACAAACACATCTAACAAGAGTGATTGCACCACCAATAGCTGATTCAACAGCAGAAACTCCTGTTGCAGCGTTTATCAACCCTGTAGAAGGAGCTGAAGATCTTAACTCAAAACCAGTTGTACCAGTTTCTGCAATATAAACTACCCTTCCAACTGTAGGAGAAGGCAGAGTAACAATGTGATTAGCATCACTATCTGCATCCACTGCAGCAAAAGTAGTAGTATCTCCAATTATTCCAGTAGTCAAACCATCATCAGTAGCTACAATAGCTTCTGTGATATTTGTTTTAGCTGGAGTAACTGCAGCATCTGCAATATCTGCAGTGGCAATTTCATGCATTGAGTTCCAAACAGGTACAGCAGTAGTTCCTGTGTTCAAATAAGCGATCTTATTTGTAACATCAACAAAAATTGCTCCTGCTTCAAATTCACTTGCAGTTGTAGGAGGAGTTCCTACGCATGATCCAAGAAAAGCCAAACCAGTTTCACCCTTTAGGTAAATCTTGACTGACTGTCCTAGATCTGAATCTATATAAGGCATAATTAGTATAGGATTAAAATTTATAATTTTCACTTTCAGCTTCTATCCCCACCTCCAATCTGACTAAGATAGAGGCAGAGTAGAAGCTGAAAAATCAGCTCCTAAAAGAAGTACTAAGTGTTTGCATTCACAAGCACATCAAGCATTTTCTTTTTACCATCAGCAAAGGTTTTTACACCATAAATCACATCATTCAAGACATTCTTTGTGTCTTGCTTTGATTCTTGAAGTAATAGCATATCAACTTCTTCAGCCATGACTACATCAATAGCCCCCTTCTTACCATAGTAGCAGTGAAGTAAGTTAAGTGTGGAAGCACCTGCTTCATCAGTTGCATCTGAAAGTCCTGCAAGACTATAAGTCATTCTACCTGATCCAATTCCTACTAGAGTAATTGTATCAGCAGCAGGAGCATCAGTTGCTGTGATTCGCATTGAGTTCCAGATAGCTTGATTAGCAGCAGAAACTGCTACATAACCAGTATCAGTAGCTTCAACAATTGAAGTTCCAATTGCATTCCAAGCAGCAGTTAGGTTTACTCTAGTAGCATCCACATCACTACAGATATGCACATTACCAGCAGTTGCACCAAGAGTTGCAAGGAAAGTAAATGTAATTCCATTCACTACAAGAGTATCAGCATTTGTAGGCTGTGTAGCCATACTAAGTACTAATTCACCTGTTAAGTTATCAGAAACAAATACCTCTGCCCCTAAGATCTGACCTGAAGCACCATTTTGGTAGTAGCTATCACCCATTACTGTATCTCTAGCAATAACATGCTGAGAGATGTTAGCAAGTGCGTAATCATCTACAACCCATACCATGTTTCCACCACGCACTCTATTTCTATTGGCAATTTTTGCCTTAGCTCTAGTGATCATGATAGGCACATTAGCTACAGTAGCCAAATCAATTCCTACTCCGGTAGAAGTAAGAGTTGTTAAGTCTCCTGCATCAAAATCATAAGTAGCTTGAGTTACTTGATTCAAGATTGTTGCATCAGTATGCTCTGCTACCAAGATTCCAGCTTCCTTACCATAAAGAAGTCCAAGATCTGGATTCTTTTGTAAGGTTTTTTCCCAACGAGAAATAGGAAATGTAGTACCTTTGTACTGATCAATATCCAAGCTCTCTTGAGAGTTAGTGATCGCATCAATAGTACGATCTGTCAAAGGTGATATAGTTCGCACTAATACACTTGACATATCCACAGCAAACCTGTGGACTTTATCACCTTCAGTCAAATCTGACTGTAAGCGATAGTTAGCAATCATTCTTCCCACCAAGACTTTATAAAAAGTATCTTGGTAACGAGAAGCAAATTGCTCTTTAAAGTTTGTAATACTCATAAGATTAAATTTAGTTAGGTTACTAAGATAGCTCCTTTTCAGCAAATCTATTTATTTGCCAGTAGTGATTACAAGCTCAAAATAAGATAATGATTAGATTCCTTTTAAATCTCTCCATTGATAATACTTTGTGCGAGCTTTAGGATCTTTCAAAACTTTATCTAGTTTCTCTTGATCTTTGCTCAAACTGTCAAAATCAATTGATTCACCCACTTGATCAGCACCTCTTGGATCATCTTCTGCTGAGGCTTTACCACTCTTGAATGAGCCATAAATTTCCTCTACAGAATCAGCTACTGTATGTTCTGGATTTTTTGCTTTCTCAGTTAAATAGTGCATACGCACTGCTCCCTCAGAAAGTTCAGATCCTTCCCATTCAGCACCAATTTCATCAAAGTCTTTCTTGAAAGAATTAAGGATAGACTTTTTTTGATCTTCCTTTTCTCTTTCAGATAACTTATCAGAGACAAGTTTTTCAGCAGCTTTGGAAGCTTTACCTGAAAACATAGATCCTAAGTCTTTTACGAAATCAAAACTAACATCATGTTTATCAGCGAGCTTCTGCAAATCTTCATCTGAAACCTCACCTTTGGAATCTGCTTTATCAGCTATTCCTTGCTCAAGCTTGGCAAGTGTAGCCTTAGCTGTGGCAGCATCTTCTTTTGCCTGTCTGGCATCAGCTTCTGCTTTCTCAGCACGCTTTTTTTGATTCAAGTAAGCAGGATCTTTGTTTTCTTCCTCCTTCCCTTCATCAGCAGCATCATCCTTTGTGCCTGTATTTTTAGTATCATCAAGGTTTACTTCCTTGTTGTCCTGTAAAGTAGGATCATCTTTTTTGTCTTTGTATGACATAATAGTTGTAAGTTAAGAATCTTTTTTAAAGCTGTTTTCTCTCAGCTTCTTACTACTTTTTATTTTACCACACTTCTCTAAGGTTTTGTAATCCTTCAGAAGTGAGCAGGAGCTTGTAATCACTGGAATGGAGCTACTTACCAGTTTTTTTCAAACTCCTGTTCACCTCTCAAGGTAAAACAATCTAACCCTCAAGAATCTCATCAAGCCTTTCATTCAAGGCTTTTTCTGCTTCATCATAATCATGACTAGCAGATTTGATGGTATTAAAGAGCGTAAACTTAGCTTCAAAATCAGAGAGCAATGGCATAACCTTTGCATCTTCTCCTTTTTTCTTAGCGTTAAGCATCTGAGTAAGAATGTCTCTACAATCTTCCTTGAGCATTTCAAGTAAATTAGATCCACCTTCTGAAGTTGCTACCATAGCTAAAGATTTCAGATCTTTTACAGCCTGATTTCCATCTTTTAATTCTCCTTTTGCTTCTGGAGATAATTTTTCTAACTCTAGTGCATCTTCAATTCTCATAAGCTTTTGTTGTTAATTTTACCTTTATCCTGTGTGCGACTAAACAATAGGATCTTCACCTTCTTCATCAGCTTCCATATCAGCTTCTGCATCTGCTTCAGCTTCTTCTTCAGCTTCTGGAGTTTCTTCTTCAACCTCATCAGCAGGTACTTCTGGCTCTGCTTCTGGATCATTAGCTACTCCTGCTTCTGCTTCTTCAGCAGTTGCAAAGATTTCACTTTTAGAAATAACTGAGCCTCTCTCATCATATTCCTTAGCCATAAATCCTCCTTCTACTTCAATAATTTTTTTACTCATAATAATTATTTTAGTTACTAATAATATTGTTTTTTTACGAGGTTTTCTCCTCACGACCTTTATTTCTCTGTGCCTGTTTTATCAATAATCTCTCCATCAACCATTTCTAAAGCTCTACCTTCTCCTTCACCTTTTAAATTGGCTTTATGTTTAGCTGTAGCTTCTGCATCACTCTTTCTTTCTTCTTCAGCTTTCTGTCCAATCTCTGGTACATCAGATTCAGCTTGAGCAATTTCAGCATCCCATTCTTTCACTTTGCCTTTATACTCTTGGATCTTTTCTTTCAAACCTTCAACCTGAGAAAGCTTAGTCTCAAGATCTTTTTCAAAACTTTCTAACTGTGATTGAAATACTAAACGCATTTCTAACAGTTCCTGATAAGTTAAGATGTAATCATTATAAATTACCTTCTTTAGTTTCCTGTGATTCCAAGCTTTAGCCTCCATAACTTTTGCAGCTTCAGCATCTTCAGGCTTATAAAAATTATACTTCTCTACTTCTATCCCTTTTGTTTTTTTTGTTTCTGCCATATATATTTATTATAACATTTATCCTTCTAATAATAATGGATCTTCTCCATCTGCGACTTTATTTGTAGAAGGCATTGACACTCTGCCATTTCTAGCTCCTTCTAAATTCATTTTTAATTGCTCTGACCTCACAGCCTGAGCCATTCTCACTGTGTTCTTAATTACAATTGGCTGGATCTCAAGTACATATTCCTCAAGAGCCTTCCACTGTTTATCATTAAGATCATTTTTATTATTCTGCATATAGTCCACAAATTTCTGAGTGTACCTTGCATTGGCTTGCCAGTTAGGCTCAACCTTTTTTAGATTGATAAGATCTTCAATCTCCTGAGCAGCTTCACTCATCAATTCTGCACTTGCAGCATTTTCAACATCAAGTAATCTTTCAATATCTTCTCTCTGGAATCCTGCAATAGTTGCTTCCATTTCTCCAACAACTCTTTGATTGTAATTCACATCCCCTTTCTTTGAAGCAAGGAAAGCAAGTTTATTTTGTTTATCTTTAATATCACTCTGGATCTCAGCATCAGAAGCTTCAACAATAACTTTTAATTCTTTACTTGATGTCATTTCTTTTTTAGTAACATCTTCATAGGAAATTCCATCAGCTCCAAGAATCTCAATAGCCATTTTCTTTGTTAGATGTTCTTGCACTCCAAGTTTATAAAGTTTTGCAAAATGTTTATAACCCCTAGCATAAGATTTGTTTAGTAAGCCTAAGCGATCTGAAACATTAGCTAAGTTACCTTCATAGATTCCTAGTGTATCTTCTTCAGCAACACCTTTTGCAGAAGCAGGCACTCCACCTTCTTTATCTCCAATTCCTTCAAGTACTTCATAAACTTTCAAAGGATTATCAATCTGTGGAGTATCAAAAGTTTTTGTAGCAGTACGCATATCTGTACCCTTCTTAAATAAAACTCTTTTATCTCTACCATATCTAAGATCAGAAAGACTTTTTACAGCACCAGCCACAACTCCAATAACAGGATGATTGATGCGTTCATTATTATCTAAAGCTTGATCAATATTTATTCCCTGAGCAATAAAAATATTTCTTACATTGTCCAGAGGAGCTAAAGACCAAAATTCTTTTGGATCAGGATTTGTAGCCCAAGTCCAAAACCACCATAACTCAGATTCAAATACTTCTTTCAAAGGTTGTACTCTTACAGCTTTTCTTGAATCTTCATTTATTAAAAGAATGTAGCGTACTCCTTCAAAAGTTGTACCCCATTCATAGAAGTGATAAAGACCATCTTGATCCATCATCCTCTGCTTTTCTCCAGTTAAAAAATATGTTCCTTCTTCTTTATCTTTCTGATCTTTAGTTGCTTCATTGCTTTCACCTTTTCCGGAAATAAGAGCTTTTACTTCATCAGCAATATATGTTCCTGCCTTCACACCTTTTTCAAGTTCCCATTTATCTTTCCAGATTCCAGCTCTACCTAAGTGCCTTGCTCTTTCAATGTACATTCCTCCAGCACTTGGATCAATAAGAAAATCATAAGGAGAAACTCCATTGAGATGAGATTTGTAACCTCCATTATTTGATGAAGCATGGTAATCATAAATCACACGCCCATAGGGTATTCCATCTTTCTTTCCCATCAAGTCTTTGAAATCAAGATCTTGATTCTCTGATGCCATATCCATATTGAAAAGCCCATTGTAGCGATTTGCTACATTGAGATCTGCTTCAGTAGTTTTTGTATATTTAATTTTAGGAGCGTTATCTACTTTTGAGAGTAGAGTTTCTGTGAAGCCAATAGCTTTAGTATTTGCGATTCCAACATTGGATCTTTGATCTCCCAAGTTTTCATCTAAATGAGCAAGGAGCTTTTCATTTTTATGCCAGCCCTCAATTCTTTTTTTCTTATAATTTCTGTCAAATTCAATTTCACGCAAAGACTGATCTACAATTTTTTGTCTAGTCCTTACATCTATCTGTCTTTTTTTTGATGTTGCCATAAAATGTTTAGCTCCATTTTTGGCTGATATTTATAACTTCTATTATTATATCATAGATCTAAATAAACTTGCAAGAAAAGATGTACTTATGTGGATAACTTCTGCTATTTCTTGAGCAACTCAAAGCTACTAGGTTCTTCTAAGGTAGTTTCCTCATCATCTCCCCATTCATCAGTGATCTCATCCAGATCAATAAACTCATAATACATCCTCATCAATAAAGTATCAGATCTATCTGGAGATCTCCCCAATACTTCCTTAATGTCCTTCTTAGAGACTAATTGCCTCTTGCCATCATTATCTATATCTTTCTGCTTTATTTGCTCTAGCTCCTCAATCAGAAGCTCCTTGTAGCGTTCTACATCCTCATCAGTATCATCTTCAAACTCAATATCTAGCTCAATCTTAATCTTATGAGCATTGATGTAATCAGCCAGCTTATATCCACATTGATCCTTCAAACTCCTGAAGTTATCAGGCTTTCCAGTAGCTGGATTATCAAAAGGAGTAGAATTAGCCATAAATCCCTTAGTACCTTCCAGCATATCCACTAATCCACCACCAACTCCATCCTCATCAATTAAGCAATGAGAGTAAGGTACTTCATGCTCAACTAGAAATTCCCTGAGCTGTTTAGCTGTTTTAGTTAAAGCCTGCTTTGATTTTATCATTATCTTCTTTACAACAAGTCCATGAAATAGCTTAAATACTATCTTATCTCCTCCAAATCTAGCCACATCCACTATCACAAACTTCTCTGAAGGCTTAGGAGGTACAGGATTTGTAAATAAATCAACAATATTATCATACTTTATCATTGCATGAGGATCATTCTCATATTCCCAATAGCCTAAAAGAAGCCTTTGCCTCTTAGCTACATCCTGCAATTCTTCCAATAATCCTTTATAGCTACTCTCAATATAGGGATTATCACCAACTAAAGAAGGAAGAAACTTATACTTTGGATTCCCCTTACCTTCTTTGAAAGGCTTATAAAACATAGTGTAGAGCCAGTTCTTCTTAGGATTAGCTGTACAAAGTAGCTTTGGAGGAATGCCATATTTATCATTTAAGTGCCTTCCTATTCTGGATTTCATAGTATCAAAAGCTCCAAAGACTATTTCTCCAGCCTCATCTATACCTCCTTGAGTGTACTCAGAAGATCCCACATCTTCAAACATAGGATCAGAAGGATTCAACTTAAGCTCCAGAAGATCAATAGTAGATCCATTCCAGAAAGTAATCACTCCCATTTGAGCATTATAGCCATAATGGATTCCTTTCTTTAAATTATGAAACTTACATACCTTGAAAAAAGTTATAAGTGTAGTCTTTTTCAAAACAATAAGCTTCTCTCTAGCAAGGAAGTACTTTGTATCAGGAAATGCTATAGATTGTTTCATGATCCACTCGCACAACAGCCAGCTATTATGAGTAACAATGAAATCTTTTGTGATATACAAACCATTAGGATTAGACACTGTTATGCACCTACCCCTAACCAGCCCACCAACCTCAACACTTACCACTTTCTTTTGTACTAGGTTTAGACCAAAACAATCATGCTTTTTCCTTTCTAATCTAAAAACATCACTAGGGTTGGGAATACGAATATATAAGCTATAAGCTAATTGTCCAAACTTTTTAACTCCTTTGTGTATATATGTTGGTATTTTTGTCGCAACTGTTACAGTACCGCCAAGAGACCTTACAATAAATGCAACATCTTTAGCTAGTTGTTTTGATACAGTAACATACTCTATTTGATTTTTGTCAGGGCTAGAGTAGCCGTCTGTATCTAATAAACCTTGTAATACACTTGTACGTTTTTCAATAGAAGACCAAAGATAACTTTGAGGTATAAACTTCTCGTGTGATTTTTTTCCTAATAGACCATGCAGTTCTAATTTGCTTTTTATAAACTTGTTGCACTCACCTTTGAAATAAAAGTTCTGGTGTTTTAAGCTAATAGTAATATCTTCATCAGAAATATAATTAAATTGCTTTATATATTGTGGTATGTCGTCTTCATGAGATGCAATAGAGATATTATTGCCAGTAGTACATCCATCTCCAAGTATTACTCCAAGCAAATATGGGTCAATTATGTTCTTTTCTTTGGTTGCTCTTGTGAAATTCAAAGGTTTTGTTACGGGTATTTGAGGAGAATATCCCCTATCTAGCCAATCTTTCAGAGTCTTTGTTTCTACTGCTTGTGCAGAACTTTCACCTCCAATAGACTTTCCTTGTTTCTTTATTTGCTTACTACCTCTCCATGCTTGCCAAAGATGGTCTTCTGCTACATCAAGGGAAGTGCCATCACTAAAGTGTACTGTCCATTTTTCAAGCTCAACCCAATCTTTTATTTGTATAATCTTTTGAGTAGAACCATCAGGATTAAGTATATTCTGACCAACATACATATCTTTATTCTTTACCCACCCGTTAGACGATAAGACACAATCATTTTCTGACACTATCTTTCCACCACCAGCTCCTCCACCATAAACAAGAGCAAGAGTTTCTTTGTCCTCAAGGTATTGATACGCTTGGAATTGCTTTATGGATGGCTTGAGATTTATTTCAAAGCCCTCTTCTTTTTTAGGTGTTGTTGTTTGCATCCTCTTTTTCCCACTGTGCTAAAGTATCACTAATCCATTGCCAAGCATCTTGCTTTCTCTCAAATCTAGGCGATTGAGTAATAACAATGTTGCCACCATCAAAATAGGTTATAAATCCTCTAAAAGAGAAACTAATATCAAAACCACTTTCTGCCTCCACTTTATATCCTATATGTTTTTTCATGTTGTTCTTTTAAACTAATAATCAACCTTTGTATCTACGCAAAACTTTCCATAAGCTTCAGCTATACTTCTTTCTATTGAGCAACCACGAAAATCTTTCCAGTTATTTACAAAGAATACAATATCTGCTTCCGATAAGAGTAAAATTGATTTCCCAAGATACCATACTCCTACATCATCTCCTCTAATTGCGATATTCTTATCTGCACCATCAATTATACTAT